GAATGTTCATGGTGAAGCATTTGTTCATATGTTTGATGCTGTCAAAGATATTGACTTAAGAGTTAATGTTAGAGAGGGCAAGAAAAGATATTATGATTCAGAGATTAGAAGATATAAAAATGAAACATATATTCGTAAGCGTTCTACCGGAGAAGTTGGTGACGACCATTATGAAATGGCTTCTATAGTTTGGAGATGGAATCATCCCGATAACCCTAAAGCACAAGCAAACAAAAGAGGATATCCTAATGATAAACTATGGATGGACTTGATTAGATTCTTTGCTGATTTAGAAAATGTCAACCTTCTCTTGAAAAAAGAGGATGATTTACGAGCAAAACAGATTGAGACTGTAAAAAAACACGATGATTTACAGAAGAAAATCAGAGAAGAACAAAGAAAACGTAGAGATAAAGTTGTTGAAAACATGAATGAGATAAAAATATCTCCTGCATTTACAGCAGCGTGTGAGTATTATGGTGTACCTGTTTTTGTTGCAGAACAGGGTAAAGACTCTTGGGAAGAAAGATTTCTTGGAGATATCAAAGGTAAAATGGTGAAAGGAACAATATTATCAGAAAACCAAATAAGTAAGTTGAATGAAATATTACTTGGTAAGAAAAAGGATGTTCCGGCAACAGATAAACAAAAGAATTATCTTTTAAGATTGGGGTATGAAGGTGATGTAGATGATATCACTAAGAGTCAAGCAAGTGATGAAATTGGGAAATTAAAAAATAGTAGGTGGTCTTAATGACTAAAAAGAAAGAAACAAAAGAAGTAAAAGAATTAAAAAAAGCAATGGATAAAACAACAGAAATGTTGAATCAATATGAAGAAGTAGTAAAGAAGCAAACAGCAGATATAGAAATACTACAACAAAGACTGAGTGAAGTAGTTAATGGATATAATTCATTAGTACAAACTCTAGCAAGAACAGAGGCTCAAGCAAGCAGATATGAAGAGACAATTAACATTATGTCTAGTCGTTTAATCGAGAGTAGAACACAAGGCTTATTATCTAACGCTGAGACCACAGAACAACAAGGAAGTGAATAAAGATGTTATTAACAATAATAAATGAAACAGGACACACAGAATTAGAAGTAACCCAAGTAGAGGTAATTGAGCAAATCAACGACCATCCTACACATTGGGTCTTTGTAGACGGTGAATTAACTTCAAGAGAAGATATAGCCGATGTTAATTGGGATGCCGTAGAAATGGTTGACCTAACCCCTGCAATAGTTGGCGGCTGCTAAAGCCCCACTATTTGTAGGATTTTTAGAAGGGTCTTAGTGGTAACTCTCTCGGTATTGCTAAGACCTTTCACCCATAGGGTGATTTATAATGGAGTTAAAAGACGATTTAAATTACGCTGATAAAAGAATAATCAAAACATTGTTTGAGTTGTTTGGATGGAATCTAAAGACATTCAAAGAATATGAAAATCTAGCACTTGTTCGTGCTGATTTTTACCCTGTTGGTTATGTTCTTGCTATCAGCAATAAAGCAATAATAATTTGTGAAGGTCAGAGTGTTTTTACATATAAGAATAAAGAATATAATGACTTTGAAGAATTATTAAATACAATAGGCTCTAGGGCTTATTCCACGTTTCCTAATTGGCAGGTAGGAATAGAGAAAGAGTGGACAATTAGAAAGAATGGTAAATGGGTTGGCTCATTTTCAAATCTTTCTGATATGCCGTATAGAAAACAGGTAAGGTGTTAAAAAATGGAGTTAAGTAATAAAATATTATCAGATATAACAGTATATATGAAGTACGCTAAATGGCGTGAATTAGATTGGAGAAGAGAAACTTGGGATGAGATTTGCGATAGAAATATGCAAATGCACATTAAGAAATATCCTGAGTTAAAGTCAGACATAGAGATGGTGTATGCCCTTCATGTAAAGACTAGAAAGATTCTTCCCTCTATGAGGTCATTTCAGTTTGCAGGTAAGTCAGTAGAGATTTCACCTAACCGTATATACAATTGTGCATATATGCCTGTTGATGACATTGCCTGTTTTTCAGAAGCAATGTTCTTATTACTTGGTGGAACAGGAGTAGGTTATTCTGTTCAAAGACATCATGTAATTAAATTACCAGAAATTAGATTACCTAACCCTAACAGAACAAGAAAGATAGTTATCGAAGATTCTATTATGGGATGGGCTGATGCAATCAAAGATTTGTTCCGTTCATATACAGGAGAGTTAACACAAACACCTAGGTTCATTTATGATGATATTAGACCTAAAGGTGCAAGACTAAAAACAAGTGGTGGTAAAGCGCCCGGAGCAGCGCCTTTAAAGAAAGCAATGGTTATTATTGAAGGTATTCTTCAGAATAAGACTAACGGTAGTTATCTTACTCCTTTAGAATGCCATGATATATTATGTCATATTGCTGATGCAGTATTATCTGGCGGTATCAGACGAGCAGCAATGATTAGTTTGTTTAGTGCTGATGATTCATCAATGATTAATTGTAAAGCAGGTCATTTCTGGGAGACTAACCCTCAGAGAGCAAGAGCAAACAATTCAGCAGTAATTCAAAGACATAAGATAAAGAAAGATTTCTTTCTTGATTTATGGAAAAAGATAGAAGAAGGTGGTTCAGGAGAACCCGGAGTTTATTTCACTAATGACAAAGATTGGGGAACAAACCCCTGCTGCGAGATAGGATTAAGACCGTATCAATTCTGCAACTTGACTGAATTAAATACTTCTAATATAGAAAGTCAACAAGACTTTGAAGAAAGAGCATTAGCAGCAACCTTCTTAGGAACATTACAAGCAGGTTATACTGATTTCCATTACCTTAGAGATATATGGAAAGAAACTACTGAAAGAGATGCTTTACTTGGAGTTTCAATGACAGGTTTAGCAAGCAATAAAGTATCTAATTTAGATATAGTAGGTGTAGTCCATAAGATGAAAGCATACAATGCTGAGATTGCAGAAAAGATAGGAATAAACCCTGCTGCAAGATTAACTTGTGTTAAACCATCAGGAACAGCATCATGTGTATTAGGCACATCGAGTGGTATTCATGCTTGGCATTCTGCTTATTATATTAGAAGAGTGCGAGTTAAAGACAATGAACCTATTTGTAAATATTTAGTAGACAACCATCCTGAATTAGTTCAGAGAGATGTATTTGATGCAGAAGGTCATGTTATAGAAATACCTCAGAATGCTCCTGCGGGTGCGCTAACAGTAGATGATGAAGATTCGTTTATGTTCCTTGAAAGAGTAAAACACGCATCAACACATTGGGTTCAACCCGGCCATTCAGACGGTCAGAATAGCCACAATGTTTCTGCTACTGTTTATATTAAAGAAGAAGATTGGGATGCAGTAGGAGAATGGATGTGGCAGAATAGACATTTCTATAATGGTTTATCTTGTTTCCCTGAGAATCAAAAATATGCACAGGCTCCATTTGAGAAATGCAGTAAAGAAGTATACGATAAGATGATGCAATCTTTGAAGAATGTAGATTTAACTCAAATTATTGAACATGATGATTCTTCTGATTTCGGGAATGACCCTGCTTGTGCGGGTGGTGCTTGTGAAATCTAAATATCCGATAACAAGTATTAAAGAATTAGAAATGATAAAGGAAGATTTGATAGCAGTTTGTTCTACTATCGAAACTGTCCTACCTACATTATCTTCTAGATATCAAGGAAGAAGTTATTCCTATGTAGATAAAAGAACAGCCTTGCTCGCTGTTAATCGAGCAATAGAGGACACTGTTAAAGGTGAACTTGACGTTACAAATCTCTTACGTTATTTGCGTAGACTTTTTATAGTAAGTGGAAAGGTTACAAATGACGAAGAGTTTGATAAGTTTTTAGTTGAGATGTATCAACTAGCCAAATATAAAGAAGTGAATAAAGATGAAATGTAAATGTGGTAATGAAAAGTTTATGCTAGAATGGGGTAAATTGAAATGTGCAGAATGTGGCACTAGACAATATATACGATATTCAGCAGAAGAACATAAAATAATGAAGAACGAAAAACACTATTTCTGGGCAGTATTAACGCCTAAGTTTATAGAAGCAAGAGACAAGCACTTTCCTGAGATTGAGGATGATGTAATTATAAATATGTGTAAAGACATAGAAAAATATTACAAGGGCAAATGGCCTAAAGTGCATTGTAAAACTACTGCAAGTAAGTGGAGAGGTAAACATATCTATTGGAGATATAAGTTTAATCCTCATAAAAAACGTGCAGAAGTAGTTATGAGTAATATAACAAATAGTGATAGAATACAAGATAGAAGAAAAGAAGAAGTTAAGTTTGTAACGGTGGATTTTAAATGAATGAAATGATAATATATAAAGAAAGTAGTAAAAGTAAATTGATAGCAGCATATAGACAGTATTTAAGAGATGAATTGAATATTAAAATCGAAGAAGAAAATGCTCGCAATAATAGTAAAAAGAGATTAGTAAATAAATATACTAATCTAAAAAGACCTGAAATAGATAGTAATCCTATATCTTGGAATAAGTTTAGAAGATTACCTAAATCAGCAATTGTAGTGCATTTGTTTATGGAAGGTTGTAATCCTGATTATGTATCTAATTTTGTTATGGAAAAGGAGTCTGCTGCTAAGGATGTAAAAGGTGCTATATTCTGTTTCCATTCTAAAGGTAAAGATAGTAAAAAGGGATTCCATTGGTGTAATTCTAAATGTTGTGAGTCATATAAACATCAAACTTATACACGCTTTTTTACTAAAGGGGTGAAGATAAATGACTCTTCCGTATGAATATAACATAGAGTTTGTAATAAGACAGGTTGATGATAGTGGTAATACACACACCACTAAAACTAGGATTAAATCATCTTATGATATACCACAAGCACAGAATTACTCAATGGAAGGACATCAACGTGTTCATCTTAAACTAGATGCTATCGGAAAGAAAAAAGGAGACCCTTTGATTATATCAATGGCTTCTCAAATAAGAAAGTTTTTTGGTTGGGGTACTAGAAGTAATTATGCATATGCTTCTGCTCCTGATATATTCAAAATACAGATTCATTTTGAAAATGGTGCTATGATGTTCATTGAAAAGAAATCACCGTATTACTATTTGATGGGTAATCGTCTCACTAAAAAGAATGTAATGATGCCATTGGCTAGAACAATATTCCATTCGTGCTTTGAGAAAGATTCTCTTAAGTTGACTGAATATATGTTTAAGATGATAGCATTACCTGAAAATGTTCAGTATGTTCTAGAAAATAGAACACCTTATTGGTTTTTTGATACAGGAGAACCTGATGAATGGGGTCAAGTACATAGAACAAAAATTGAGGTCAGACTTAATACGAAAATGATTGCCACTCAAAAGGCTGCATTAGAAATATCAGATGGTGTATGGTGTCCAATTGATATTGATGACCTTGATAAGTTTGTTAACTATTATTATCATAATCATACTAGAGGTAAGAAATGGGCGTATAAATCTCCTAACAAGATTTGGGAAATGTTAGTAGGTACTGCTCCAACAGATGCTCAATCACATCTTATGTTAGAGTTTCTAAGACAGAACAGAACTGATAAGATGGTTGAAGATAGAGCAAAGGAATTAATGAAAAGTCTAACTGTTAAATATCCTGATAGAATTAAAATATTAGAAGTACCTGCCAAAGAAGAAGGCAAGACAGCAGAAATTATGATAATTAAAGGTAAATTGATGGATTGGATTATTGTAGAGCAACCTTATAAAACTGCAACTCAAAAAGTTAAAACTTATTCCTTTGTAAGTAAGGAATGTTTAAGCCATGAAATTAGTGAACCTGATGTACTTGAAGGTAGATGTAATTTCAAACAATTTGGTGCGCGTATAGGAATGGTAAAAGGGCCAATTTGTATTGATAACATCCATACTAATTCTAGTGTTGGAGACCAATATGCTGCTAGAGCATTAGCATTATTGAATGATAAAATTACTGTTGATTTAGTATATACTATCAAAAAATATGTACCTGTAGTTTGTTATTCTGGTGAAGTAGAATCTAGACTTCCTGATAGTTTAGAAGGTATAGATTGGAATGGGGTATTGTAATGCAATGTATGGTGTGTAAAAGCCATAAAAATTATATTGATGATAGATTAGGAGAAAAGGTTTGTGTTGATTGTGGATATGTAATGGTATCTAATATATCAGAAGAAACTATTTCTCCTAATCTTCCTAACGATGAGTATAGATTGGGTGATAGAGGTAGTCTAGGTTCTCATATGTCTTTGGTTGGTAATCAATCTTTGATTAGAAAGTTGAAGAGAACACAAGATGTATTTTCTAAAAAACTAGACTCTAACTTAGTTAAAGGTCAAATGGAATGCAATATGATTTTAAGTCCATGGCTTCCAAATAATAATCTTAAGGATAGAGTTCATTCATATTACAAGAGATTCTACTCAGATAGATATACTTGGAGATATACTATCTCAGTTAGAGCAACAGCATTAGTATTCTTAGTTTTGAGAGAAAATGGTATTCCTATATCTATTTCTCAATTGTCTAAAGATAACAATGAAGATAAGTTTAGAGTATCAAAAGCAGTCAGGTACTTTGCTAGACAAATAAACAAACCTTGGTTATTGCATCAAGTGTCTGTTGATAGTTGGGCTGATAAAGTAGCACAGGATTTGTTTAGTAACAATAAATTAATTGATGAATCAAGTTTTAGAAACGACTTAAGAGTTGTAACACAATATGTAAGTCAGATAATATCTGATAGAGGATTGTATTTCTCTAAAGGACACATGGCTTCATGCGTGTGGATAACCTGTTTGTTAAGAACAACAGGTTCATGGCCTGAGTTTACTCAAGCCGAGATTGCTAATAGTTGTAAATGTGGAACATTAACAATTAGAAACAATAATAATAGCATATATAATATGTTAGCAGTAAACAAAAAAATGCTTAAAGCATTAACCGTAAACAATTTTGTAGCAGGTGTAAGATATGAATAAAAAAGAAGAAAAAAGAAAGATATTAATAATAGGCGTAGGTGGAATAGGGAGTTACTTGACTCCTTTATTACATAAAACAGGGTTGTATGATTTACATATTGCCGACCCTGATATTGTTGAAGAAAAGAATCTGTATTATCAGAACTTTAACACAAGTCACTTAGGAAAAAAGAAAGTAAATTGTATTGTTGAACATGATGTCTTAGGTTTAAGACACATATATCCAATATTAACTGATAGTCAATTAGAAGGTGGATATGATTTAATAATATGTTGTGCAGATAACCTAGACGCAAGACGTTTAGTTTATAGGCAAGGGTTTGGAGATAATGCAAAGACTATGTGGTTGGATTTGAGAGCGCAAGGTAGAAATGGTGCATTGATTAGTTGTCTTGCAGACCCTAAGTTTTCAGATACTTTCCTAGCAGGTGAAGAGGGTTCGTTTAGTTGTCAAGGTGCATCATTTAATGATACAACTCAGAAACAAAACTTACACTTTACTCATGTAGCAATAGCGGGTATTGGAGCGCAATGGATTCAAAGATTCTTCAATGAAGAACAAGTAAAAGATAAAATGGTAATAAATATATGAAGGTGATTAAATGAGAGGAAAAACGTGGACAGAAGAAGAAAAAACAACAATGATGAACTTAGCAATGTCAACTAATATGACAACACAAGAAGTAACAGATATGTTGAATGAAAGATATAATAACAAGAGAACAACTAAATCTGTGGAATCTAAAAAGAATAGAGTCCTAGAAGAATTAGGTGTGATTGATAAGAAAACAAAAGATGTGAATGTAATGACAAAAATAGAAAACAGAAACTCTAGAAAAGGTTGGACAACAGCAGAGGATAGAGTATTAATAGATGAATGGACAGCAGAAAAAAGAAAGCAAGAGAAAATTGCCACTAAATTGGGTAGAAGTGTAGGTTCTTGTGCTTCTAGGATTTGGAGAATAAAAAAGAATCCTCAGTATTTTCATGCTTTATTAGATGGAGCAACTGTAAATCTACATCAGATAGAAATGACAGGAGATATGAGTGTTCGTTCTGAGTATGACTTAACAGATAACACTCTTTTAGATAGAAGTTATAGATGGCTTAAAACAAGAAAAGAAAGAAAGCAACGCAAAAGAAAAGAAAAAATAGAAAGAAAAATAAATAAACTAAGAGGTAGATTATAATGGCAAAATGGACAAAAGATGAAGAAGAAGAATTGATACAAGGTTGGCCTGTTAAAGAGCATAGAGACTCAATAGCAGAAGAACTTGGTAGAAGTAAAGCGGCTTGCGCTGCACGTTATCGCAAGTTGATTAAAGAAACACCTGCAAAAGATTTGACAGGCGATGCTTATGTTGAAAAGATTCGACAGATGAAAGAAGAAGTAGTTGAAGAAGTTAAAGAAGCAATTACTCCAACAAAAGCGGCACAAGAAATTAGTGAAAAGATAACTGAAATCATAGAACAAAATGAAGCAGAGTTAGTAGCAACTAATGGTAAACTGAAAGAAGTCAAAGAAGAATTGAAGGAAGAACAAATTAGTAATGTGATTGAAGTAATGCAAGAAAACAAAGTAGAACCTACTAGAAAAGGTAGTGGTTTCGCTATAAAACTACTACTGTTAGTAGGTCTTTGTGCTACTGTATATTGGATGTGGATGCAATGAGTAGTTGTGATTGCTGTAAAGACGGTGAGTTAGAAGTGGAAACCCCAGATTCAGGACTTGCTAAACATATTATGAATAAAGATATTGAATATGACACACAGGTAGTTATAGAAGATTGGAAAGAACAGATAGAAGAGTCTTATGGATATGATTGGAATATTAAGTTCCACCAAAAGATTTGGGAAATGTCATTGACTGCTTTTGATAAGCCTAGAGAGGTTCAAGTGGTTATTGATAAAAACCAAAAACTGTTTATTAGTGTAGGTGATGGTAGTTTTGTTTCCTTTGATGGACAAGAAGGTGCATTGAAAGGAATGAAGTTGCCTTTGCGTGAATGGATTCATACACATCCGTTTGGACAAGCCTATTTCTCAGGAACAGACTTAAGAACTATTTCTATATGGGAACGTTATCTAGACTCAGCAACAGTCATAGGTAAAGACGAGGAAATGAAAATATTCTTTAGAGTTGGTAACAATGGTGAACACTTTCAAGAATACTCTCAATATGCTTGGGTAGGAGATGAAGAAGAATGATAAGAAGCGTAGTTGTATTAATGATATTATCTACATTACTAGCAGGGTGTGCTGATGCAATACCTGATATACCTAGTGATGATGAAGTAATAGTGACAGAATGGACAACATTAACAGGTAATTTTACTATGTTAATTGATGATACCAATAATTCTACATATGAGACTGTAGTTATAGGCAACAGTAGCAAGTGGTTAGTTGTTGAATCTTTTAATTACACAGCAACTCATTTGAGTTTTATAGTAAATAATAATACTGTTATATTTAATAATTATACCTTTGATAATATAGGATTCATTTCTCAAAATGGATTATTGTTTCATCAAGGACACGCACCTAACTATGGACAGGCTGAATTGTTTTTCCCTGCGTTTCCTTATGATATAACTGTTGAATATACAGTAGTGTTTAGAACGGTGAATGGTAGATGACTAGGGCAATAACTGTTAAGTTTCCCGCACCTTTACCTGCTGAAATACCTTGTCCTATTTGTAGTAGAGATGGTAAGTTAGGTAATGGTTGCGTTGCTTGTGATTATGCAGGTAAAATACACATAACAGTTGATGCTAAAATACCCATTCAAAGAGCGCATATAATAAAATATGTATCTGATAATATGAGTGCGGTCTCGGCTGAGTTGACTAAATTATATGGTTTAGTTCCCTCAGTTGAGACCAATGAAGTTTTAGATACTGAAATGGGGCAATTTGAGATTGTCCAAGTTAGTAGTTTAGGTGGTGCAGTTTGGATAGCAAACAGATTAGATGAGTTTGCCGCACCAAGATATTTCTATTCTACACATGAACTTAATATATTTAAGAGTGGTATAGATGGAAGATGAAAGGATAATAGCAAGAATACCTAGGTCTGCAACAAATGAATGTTTGATTAAAACGTTTACATATTGGAATAAAAAAGTTGTAGATGTCAGATGGTATTCTGATGGTAAGCCTTCTAGTAAAGGGTTTAGATGTAATATGGATGAGGCGAAAACACTTGCCTTAGCCTTAAATAAAATAATAGGTGATAATAATGAAAAAGATGATGATAAGCAGAAATCTAATGAAGATTTCTTTAAAAGAAAAATTGAATGAAGGCACTTTTGTAAGGTCAGAAACTTATGAAAGTATGGCTAGTGTAATGGATAGTTGGCTTGAAGGATTATGTAATGTAATCGTGGAATGTTATAATGAAACCAACGATAAAAAAATAACTGAAATGCACGTTAAAGAAGCGTATTTCAGAATTAACATGGATAAGAGAATGATAATAGATAATATAGGTGAGAAAGATGGAATGCTTTAGATGTAAAAAAGATGTAGAACAACTACTAACAATAGACCAAGAGAAACTTAAAATGAGTATGTGTTTTCCTTGTGTAGTTAAATGTCTTAGAGATTATAAAAGAAAGACAGCAGAAAAATTAATGAAAGAAGTAATGGGGTTGGATGAATGACATTAGCAAGGTTTGCTAGAATGTGTGAAGTATTAGAATATCAAACTCCTTCACAAAAAGCGTCAACTATCTCAATGAATCTATCTTCGTTTTCTGATAAGACAACAGTAATTAAGATTCTATCTAAAGATTATGCTGTCAATAATATTGGTAGCAAAAGAGCAATAACATGGGTTGCACAGTCATTGGGGCTTTTTGAAGATGAAGTGTCAGGTGCGGTTACAACATGGGCTGATTTAGGTGAAGGAATGAAACAGATGTTGGATGGAGAAAATACTGATTCAAGTATAAGTATAACTGAGTTTCACGATTTAATTAGTTTAAATTGTAGTAGGATAGCAGATAATTCATTTAGATTATTTAGCGAAGCATTAAGAAAAATGAGTGCTTTAGAAGTAAAATGGTTTCTAAGATATTGGTTGCGTAAGCCTAGAAATGGTTGCGGGAATAACGTACCATTGAAGGCAATGGAACTACATTTTGCTGATAATAAAATAGGTGAATATCATTTCTATAATTCTGCTGCTGAAATATGTAAGGCATTAGATTCAGGTAGAAAACCAGAATGTAAATTAACACATGGTAATTTTGTATCTTCTATGTTGGCTAAGTCATATACAGGGTCATTGCCTACTCAATATTATATTGATGTAAAGTATGACGGTAATAGATACCAGATACATAAGAAAGGTGAGTCAGTTATTATCTTTAACCGTAAAGGTAAGGTTGTAACAGAACAGTTTCCAGATGTTATGAAAGAAGTATTAGATTTACAAGTAGATGATTTCATAATTGATACTGAAATCTATCCTGTTAATGCAGATGGAACACCTGCTGAACACAAGATGTTAGGTAAAAGAGTGCATTCAAAAGATAAGGCTAAAGCAGTAGAAGAATGTGCTGTTAAGATGGTAGCGTTTGATTTATTATCATGGAATGGCAGAGTATATCTAGATGATTCGCTAAGGACTAGACTATATCATTTAGGTGATTTATTACCCGATGAAAATATCGCTAAGTCATTTCCTGAATGTACCATACAGTCAGCATATAACCAAGCAATATCATTAGGGTTTGAAGGAATAATGATTAAAGATATGAATATGACATATCAGCCGGGTAAAAGAAGTAAAGGTTGGTTAAAACATAAACCTCCTAGATTTAACTATGATGTAGTTATTACCTCTGCAAAATATGGAGAAGGTAAAAGAGGCAATGTTTATGGTACATTTGGTATCGCTGTTAAAGATGGTAATAGTTTCGTTGACGTTGGTAATGTAGGAACAGGTTTTTCCGATGAAGATTTAACCCAACTACATAATTCTCTTAGAAAGATAGTAGATTACTATGAAGGCGACACATATTATTTCTTACCTAGAGTGGTGTTAGAAGTAACTTGTGATTTAGTTACTAACGATGCTAATGGAAATATAGGTTTAAGATTTCCGAGATGTGTAAGAATTAGAAATGATAAATATGTATCAGATATTGATACATTAGAATCTCTCATGGAGCGAACTGCATGATAGAAGAAGGCAAGTTAACGCTGCTTGGGATTGTTCCATACGATTGTGTCAAAATTGAGAATGGTATAGCCTATCTTAAGAAAGTCGGTGATGAAACTAGGGGCAGATTTAAGAAAATGGATGCTGTTTTAGTACCTTACTTTGATGAAGAAAAAGGATTAATAGTACCAAAGAAGTCTTTACCGTCTAGAAAGAAGATGTTAAGATTTCATTACTTAAAGGCAATTAAAGAAGAGGTTGATTTGCCTTTATCAAATGATTTAGCCTATTTTGTAGCAGAACAGTTGGACACTATAATTAGAGAATTAGCAGCAAAAGCACAGCAAAATGCTGAATATAGAAATGATAGTAGAATAACACCTAATCATTGGTACAACCTACAATTAGGTATGCATCAAGGAGATGGTTATTGGCCTATACATAGAGAATTAGCAAAAGAATATAAAGAATATTTGAGGGAATAAAATGAGTGATAAATACGAGATAACTCTTGAGAGAGTATTAGATGAACATAATGAAGCATACATAATATCTTTTATGTTCTATGCAGAACCCCATACAAGAGATATGCGGATATTAGAAGAAGGCCTACAACGGATGTTTGATGGACATATTTATATAAATCTTCTAAAAATAGATGAAGAAGCAGCAAGAGCATTTGATGAAGAACGTGGTTGGAAAATAACATTTATGTTTACTGAAAAACCAGAGCATGATGAAATGGATATTATATATTTAATAGCATCAGGATTAAAAGAGTTAAGAGTGAAGCATAAATGGATAGAATCTAAGGAGATGAAAAAAGATGTTTAGTCACGCTCAGTTAGAAGGAATATTATTATCTATGGCTAAACCTGAAATACATATTTCAAGAGCAAACAATACACAATTAGGTTATAGAGTAAGAGTAAGAGTAAACTTTAGAGGGAGTAAAGACTTCATCTATGGATTACAACGGACTTTAAATCAAAAAGGTATTGATTGTTCAGCGAAAGATTTTGAACACAAAAGTAGACCAAGACCAATATTGACTGTTGGTGGTATGGTTAATCTATGGAAACTATGTAAATTAGTACCTGATTTACCTGATGCAAAAAATGCTTGGCCTACTTTCAAGAAGGTTGTAGAAATAATTGACAATGGAGAACATCATACTTTACAAGGTTTAGATAAAATCTTACAACTTAAGGGTGAAATCTGATGAATTATTTTCCAGATTTGCCTGATATAGAAGATATAAAAATACTAGAAAACTCTACTTATGAAACATTAAGTGCAGGTTGTAAACAATGTGGATATAAACACATTATATTTCAAGCAGCAATTAGTGTTGAATTAGATACTAAGGTATTTTTCTTATCTGTTGAATGTCCTTCATGTGGAGAAGAATATAAAGACATAATGGCTATGAGGAATAAAAATGAAAAATATGAAAATTAAAAGACCTATTATAGTAGTAGGAAAACCAAGTTTAGATACAGAGAAGAGAGCATTAGAGTTTCTAGGAGATGAACCTATTATAGTTTATGCTAATGAGTTTAATATTATTGATAATTTTAGTATACCAAAAGAAACAGGCATCTTAATTAAAGAAGTAGACTACAAACCAAATATTGATTTGATAGTTAATACTATGTTAGAATATAGAGGACAGGTAGTATTGACCTCTTATAGTCAAAAAGATGTTAATAAAAAGATTTACGGGCTTTGTCAGTTAAAGCGTGGTGCTAAGGCATATGTTAATCAACACCACGGAGGTGAGACCGCAGTAAATTATGAATTAAATATATTTGAGATGTTCTATGATTATCTAAAAAACTCAGATAGAGAAGAAGTAAGTTATAAACTTAAGAGAAACAAACCTTACGATGAGCAGTTTTTATCATGGCTTACTACTAATATGTCTCCTAACAAATTAGCATATATTGATTCTAAAGTTAAAAGAAGATGGTCGCAAGATTATTTTTATGAGTTACTATCGTATTCTCATAATGGTAAAACGACTAGAAAGGTAATCCCACCTGCTAAGAGAAGTGTATCTAAGATACCTTCTATTTGTAGAAGAGTGGGGTTAAAATCTAACGAAGGTTATATTTTAGAACAGTTGTTAGAAGACGAAGAGTTCGCCACATTTGTTAAGAAAAAGGTTAACAATGTAGAAAGACGCACACTCAAATTGGGTGAAAAAACAAAAAAGAAAAAAGTAAAGACTCCTCAAGTGAGAGGATTAAATGAATGGTGATTAAAATGTTATGGACAGAAAAATATAGACCTAAAAATATGAATGATTTAATGGGGCAAGAACCCTTCAAATCAGATGCAAAATCATGGAAAGAAGGTATGCCTAATATTATACTATACGGACAAGCAGGCACAGGTAAAACTGCTGCTTCAGGTATCTTGGCTGATATGATATTAGGTGAACACAGAGCCTTTAATTTCCATGAAATAAACGCTTCTGATGATAGAAGATTAGATGTTGTTAGAAATCTGATAAAAGATATTGCGACATCAATGAAAGAAGGAGATGTACCTCATAAAATTATTTTATTAGATGAGATGGATGGTATGACATCTGATGCTCAAAATGCTTTGAAGAGAATTATGGAAAGATATAGTGGAAATGTTAGATTTATTATTACTTGTAATCATAGACATAAAATAATTTATCCTCTGCAATCACGTTGCGCTCACTACAATTTCAAGAGATTGAGTGACGAGCAAGTCAAGTGGGTCTTAGAAAGAATTATGAAAATGGAAGGCGTTTCAGACATAGAACCTGAACAATTGGACACCTTTATTAGTGGGTTACAAGGAGATGTTAGACGAGCGATAACTGAATTACAGGCATCGGTTAGTAGTAATACTCCATTAACAATGCAAATAGAAAGAATATATGAACTTTATAATGACTTATTAGATTCTATTCTAAATAAAAAATATGAATTAGCCCTTAATCAATTACATGATTTAATACACCTATCGGTAGATATGAAAACAGTATGTATTTCTTTACACGAAGTGATAATAAAAAAAGAGATTGATAGTAATATTAAGTTTAAATTATTAAGAGTAGTGGGTGAAGCAGAATGGAGAAGCGGCAACATGACTCCAAAAGTGTTGGCCTCATGGATGATAGGACAGATGATATAATGCGTAAAGGATTGGATAAAATCAAAACAGGAGCAATACATTGGCTTGATGTTAATAGAGACGGTAAAATAAACCGTTCTGATGTTAAGAAGTTAATGATGAGATATGAATGGATTATCATAACAGGATTACTTCTAACAATATTCCCTATGTTAAATGTATTAGGTTATACTAATATAGACTCAGATTTTTTCTGGGCTTTAGCAGGGTTATGTTTAACAGTTGAAGGCATAATAGAATTGTATTATGAGCAGAAACATTGGGATAAATTAAAGGAGAGAAAGTAAATGACAGAAGAAGAAAGCAGGCAAACCACGCTATATGAGTTTGAATTAGATTCCCCTAGAAGGGAGGTAAAGCAAAATGAATGAAAAAATAAATGAAGAAATTGCTAGTGCCGCAAGGTTGCTAGAAATGGATATAAATGAAGTGATGACAAAGTATGAGAGTATCTGCGAAGATAACTCTTTAACTGAGGATGATTGGAGATTAGGTTTAAGCCTATTCAGACAATGGTTTAGTGGAGCAAGAGCATACGCACAAGCCCCGCAAAGAGAAGAGAAAACTAACTCTTTAGTTAAAGAAGCCCGTGGGTTTTTCATATCTTTGGATGCAGCAAGAGATATGGCTGCTATGCAAAATGAAAGAATAAAGAATGAATATATGATGGATTCAGATACCACATATTCTATGGGTAAAGTAGCAGTAGCAACTAGCACTCAAGAAGGATATGAAGTTAGTCGTATGTATAATGGTGAAGAACAAGTTAAGGCAGTTACAGCATTGCCAGAAAATAACTTTGAAATTGACATGGGAACATGGATTATACCGTTAGACAGTATTGCTAAATATGGTGAAAGAAGAAATCCTAATCACGGTAAACCGCTACCTGCACAGCAATATAGAATGTCAGGAGTATTTATTGGGAGAGTTGATGGTGATGAAGGATTGTATTACTTCTCATATAAAGGAGAAGCGTGTAAAGAGTTTACACCTAAAACCTTCACTATGATTGATATGGAAGTTATTAGAGACCAAAACAACACAAATAGAATCTACGGATTCAAAACAGGAACACTACAAAGTCTAAGTGTTCTTGATAATGAACATGGTGTTGAAGACTTTAAAAATCTAATAACTGAATATGCAGGAGAGAACCTATCAGGTCTTGTTGATTTAGATAGATATCATTCTGGATTAAGCCATAAAAACTATGCAGAAAAGTTTGTTATTACAGACGGTTCTGTTTCTAGTGTGAACATGGTTCCTAATTCATATGGTACTAGAAGAGTAACAATAACTGATTTGAATGCAGACTTTGATTATGATGGCGGTTCTTGGGCGGGAACGACTTGTTGGTTCCCTAGTAACGTTGACATTGAGTTTGGTTTAGGTTCTAATGTTATAGTTGTAGGTAGAACATCTTTAGGTAAAAATGAAGATGGTACTCCGGGTGATATAACATTAAACGTTAGCGGTATTCTTGTTGTAGAAAATCGAGGGGTTGTAACAGAACCTTTTGATGCAGGCGTAGAAGAAGATTTAGATTGGTTCTAAATGATACTAAACCTTAGTAAGAAGGTATGCTTACCAAATGGGTGCGAAGCCCTAAATAAAGTGATAATATGTTTACAATAGATAATAGAATGATACATGGTACAAGTTTTATAATTTCACTAGATTCGGTGGAGTTTATAACTTGGAGATTAAATGAAGATACGGGGGATTATTGGGTAAAACTACATATTCCTTCAGGTAAAGAAATAAGAATAAAAGTAAGTGAAGAAGAATTAAGAAACATAGCAGACGTATGGGCTGCTACTTCAAATATATATTTAAAAATAGGTGATAATTATGGGATGGACTTCTGAGAAGAATAATGAGAATAAAGATGTAATAGATTTTGGTAAAGAACAAGATGAATGGAATAAGAAATATGCAGAAACTTTTCTAGTTAAAAAGGATAAAAAATCTAGAATGTGTTTAGGCATTTGGGGCGACCCTAAGAATGGTAAAACAGGTTTAGCATTGGATTTTCCAGATAGAGAAATATACGTTTTAGATTGGGATAGAGGTGTTGAGTCTACATGGAAAGAACATTATGATGCAACAGATAGAATAAAAATACATTGTCCTATCATTAGAGATAAAAGTAATGTAATTGATATTCATGCTTCTGAAAGAGAATCGTTAATGTTTGTTAACTTTGTACGTCAAAAGATTGAAGAAGGCGATAAGCCAATATTTGTATTTGATGGCGTAGATACTTGGCATGAATCTTGTTTACTAAAGGTAAGTCCTGACCCTAGAAAGGTCGCTAAGATGATGCCTTGGCAATATGGAGAAAGAAACAAAACTTTCTTTTTCTTAATGGAAGCAGTATACGCTTTAGATTGTGATGTTATTTACATAACCCATAAGACTGAAAATTACCTTGATGGTAATGTAGTAGGTTATTCTCCTATATGGAAAAATTGGGGCGGTAAATTAGAACAAGAGATTAGAACAGGAACTAAATCTGTTAAAGGGGAATTACAATATGTAGCACAGTTAGTTGCTAGTAGAACAAATGGTAACTTAGTAGGTACTACATGGGTAACTAGAGAAGGTAGACCTCCAAATGTAGTTTGGAATGGTATTCCTCAACTACGAGAGGGTAATATATGAAAGAGATATTTATAAATAGAAAAAAACTAAGCAACGGAATAGAAGATGTTCTCCTTAAAGGGAGATATAGGGGAGCATCTTCTTCCAAAGTTGATTTGATTAACCCTAATGTTGCTATATTAATTAATAGTAGAACAGGAATAACGATAGCAAATGCTAATCATTCAATCGCTACTATGGTTATAGTTAACATTAATCCTTCAATAGAAGAAGAAAGACACTTTGAACCATGTTGGGTTTATTGTGATGCTGAGAAGGCAATCAAATATCTTAAGGCTATGAAAGATGATGAAATTATGTTGAAAATAACAGATAGTAAATTAATATTCAACGGTATTGATACACAATTAATGATGCCTTTAAGTATTGAACATTCAGGTATTTCTGCAATTGCTAAACTTATGATGGCTAAGGTAGACCAACAACATGAAGGGACAACTGCCAAGTTTGGTAATACTACTTTTGATACAGTCGTTTTACTTGAAGATAGTAAAGACCTCGCTAGAGCAATTAAAGAATGTTCAGTAGTAGGAACTTCTTCGTTTAAGTTAACGTTTGATAAACAAAACCTAGCAGTATCTTCTTCTAATTTTCAGAATACTGAAACATATAAAACGTATGTAGATTTTACAGGAGCATTCGGTGAAGATGTAGAAGTAGAGTTTTCTGCACCGTTAGATAAGTTTTGTAAAGGTAGGTTGTATCTTTGTTTAAAGGATATGGCTCCGGTATTAATAATAGGAGCAGATAGAAAATTAATAGTTGCTCCTTATATAAGAGATGATTAAATGATAATAAATGCAGTAGATAAAAATAAAACAATGTTAATTAGATGGAGAGATGAAAACGGTAAGCGTTTGGAATTAGAAGAGAAATATTCTGATTTCAGACCTTACTTTTTCATCCCCTTAATTTCAAGAGAAATAACTAATGTTAGTTATACTGAGTTTGGACAAAAGTATAACATTAGATTAGAATATGATAACGGAGACGATGAACATCCGTTTATGTCTTTAAATAATGGTAGATTAAAGAAAGTAATGTGGAACACAAATAACCCTGCTCATGCTAGGATTCTTAGAAAAGAGTGGTCGTTAACCTTTGAAGCAGATGTACCTTTTCATTACAGATATGCAGTTGATAAGATTCATTCCATACAAGAGTATGACATGAGAAAGTTTTATTGGGATTTAGAATGGCAACAAGGTGGTGAACATGATGGTGCAATTACTTGTATTTCTTATTACGATTCATATGTAGATAATGACAATGCAACAATATATTATTGGTTACCTAAAGAAGAAAGTATGTCGATTAAGGTATCTAAGAACCATGTGTTTTTTCTTAGTGAAAAAGAAATGTTAGAATATTTTGTTTTTACTATAAACGAGACAGACCCCGATATATTGATATCTTGGTTTGGTTCTACTTTCGATTTACCTAAGTTGTTAGAGAGACTTCATGCTAATGATATAGACCCTAGACGTTTATCTCCTGTTAATGTTGTTAAAGGAGTTTACTTCAATGAAGGTATTAAACTTAGTAAAGCAGCGAAAGGTTACAGTCCAATAGACCAACCAATAAAAGGTAGAATATGTTTAAACTTAGACTTAGCATTTGAACGTCAATGGAATGATGCACAAAAAGGTACTCTGCCTTCAATGGCATTGGATTATGTAGCAGAATTAGTTTTGGGTGAAAAGAAACTTGTTAGTGAAAAGTTTCCTGATAAGAATGATTTCTTTCAAAGAGGATGGCTTGAAGATACTCAAAGATATTTAGACTATGCTCAAGTTGACGTTGACCTTCTAGTTAAATTAGATGAAAAGAATCTTATTAGTGAATCTATATTGTCTTTACAACGTTTACTTGTTGCTCCCTTTGATGCTTGCTTTTATGCTAGTATGATGGGTGGTATTTATTTCATGCGTAATGCTTGGTGGAAAGCCCCTACCGGAGATAAAGAAGGTGAACGTGTAGAATATGAAGGTGCTATGATTTATGACCCTTTGAATGAGGGAACAAACGGCCTACATCTAGGTGTAGCAGCATTTGACTTTGCACAGTTGTACCCTTCTATGATGATAGCAAGAAATATTTCTTGGGAAACTAAATCAACTGAGCCGACTGAGTTTGGAGTTAATATTCTATTACCAAGAGATTTATCAGAAGAGTCTGAGTTTGATTATAGATATTATAAAACAGATAAGTTAGGTTTGTTGCCGAAGGCTGTTTTAGAACTAAAAGGTCTTAGAGATGAGTATAAACAGATGCGTGATGATTCTACTTCTAAAGAAGATTATGATAAATATCAAACGATGCAAATGGCAGTAAAACGACTAATGGCGAGTTTTTATGGCTTGGTCGGATATCAAGGCTTTGGTTGGGCTGACGTAGATTTAGCCGCTAGTATTACTGCTAGTGCTAGAGAAGCAATCAGAATATCTGCATTTAAGGTGATGGAATTATGAAGGTATCAAAAAAACAATGTAGATGGTGTGGTGCTAAAATACCAAGAAGTCACCATAGAAGTTATAGGTGTAAAAAATGTCCGACAAAAAATAGAGGTGGTAATTAATGGCAGGTCATAATAAGAATACATATCGTATATTAGCAATAAACCAATTTACTGAAAATCTAAAATCAGGTGAGCATTTTCATATTAGAGAATGTGTTAATTTTCTTAATACTAGAAAAGCATCAGGTACTAATAGGCCACATAAACAAACACAAACTAAGGCTAGTCAATTAGCCATGTTATTAAAAAGAACAGGTATGTTCACAAGTTTAGGTAAAGGTGAATGGAGATTTGACGGAGCATCGTTTAAGGGGATAAAAAAATGAAAGAAAAAATAACAATTAAAATGATATACATCATTGGTAAAATATCAATGGTGATTAGGAGATGGTTTAGATGAAAGTGGTTTATGGACATACAGATTCTATATATGTTCAGATGCCTATGGAAAGAGCAGATGAAACATTAGCATTATTAAATACTCATGTTAGAAGTAAGTTTCCTAACCTTCTAGGGTTAAAGGAACATCCTGTTAACTTAGAGTTTGAGAAGTATTACAAATCTCTAGGCGTAGGTGTTACTAAAAATAGAAATGCAGGATTAATAATATGGAAGGATGGAATAACCTTAGACGCACCTGAGTTTGTTATGACAGGCTTTTCTGCAAAGAGAGCATCAATAACTGCTTTAGCAAAAGATATCCAATTAGAAGTATTGAAAATGTGGGTATCAGAAAAGTCTGAGTTTGAAATATCTACTTGGTTAAATGAGAAATATAACGATGTAATTTCTGGCAAGATAGATATTGATATGTTAATTAATAGGTCTAGATTTAGACAAGAGCGTTTGACATACAAATGTATTGATTGTAATAAACAATATACTTGGGAAGAAGTTGTTGAGATGAGACTTAAACAAGATACATCAACAAACTTTTGTAGTAAATGTGGTCAAGATTTAGAGTTAGTAACATTAGGTGGTAAGAAACCTTCAATATCTGCGGGTGTAGAAGGATTGATTTGGAATAACCAAATTAATAAAAATAAAATTGATGACTCATATTATTATATGAGAGTGTTAGACGACCCTACAAGGAGAGCATACATGAACCCGATTACGGGTAAATATAAACGACCTACTTATATTTCAGCAGAAAATAAGGAGACGTTAATGGAGCATACTCCCGATTATAAGCACTATGCAAGTTCTGTAATTAAAAAAGCAGAGCCTATATTTAATGCTATGAATTGGAGTACGCAAGTGATAGAAAGAGATAGAAATCAAAAAGGATTAGGAGAATGGTTTTAAATGACAGAAGAAAATAAAATGAAAGAATATACATACCAATGGCAGCCAGAACATTATGGTGATGAAAGCAAACCAATATTGAAGATAACAAAATCTTCTTTTGGTTCGTTTCAGTGGTGTCCAAAGAAATATGACTTTAGTTATATTCAAAGACTACCACAAGATACATCTGAGGCAATGATTAAAGGAACAGTTGTTCACAATAGTAGAGAAGATTTCTTTGAAGAGTTTGATGTTAAAAAAGCAGAACATATGACTCACGATGAATTAATACAATATAATATAGGATTACATCCTATTGATGACTATGGCGATATATATAAAATTATATCTACATTTGAGGCTCAACGTTTTGTTGAAGCAAGAGATGCAAATAAGATAGACCAATATATACCCGTAGTTAACGAAAAGATGTTAGATGCTGAAATAGTTATACCTTTTGATGCTAACCCTAACTGTATATTAGAAAGAGATTATGTTGTTCATCTTCAAGGTATTATTGATAGAATGTTTCTTGATGAAGGCAGTTATGTTCCTATTGAATTAAAAACAGGGCCATGGAAAGACTACAAGAAAACAATGATGAGAAAAGAAATGGCTTTCTATAAACTATTAGTAGATAATGCAACGGATGAAAGTCTAAAAGAAGCAGGTATAGATAGAAATATTCCCATAACTCATTGGGGTTGGTATTATCCTGTATCTAATTATGTGTATATTGAGAATGTAAAAACTTCTAGTGCTAAAGCAGTCATTAGAGGAATAACTCAATTGCTTAAAGCATATGAAAACAAAGCGTTTGGTGGTGAAGAGTTCCCTGCAAAGTATTATTATAAAACTTGTCAGCATTGTAGTTTTCATCCTATATGTGAAAAGGCACAAGAGGAGCAATGGTTATGAAGTGGGAAGAATACTTTAGAAGAAAGAAAGAATATAGAAAGAGGAATAAAAAATGATAGAAAAAATAGTAAGAGATGAATTAAATACAAGAGTTTGGTCATTTTCAGAAATAGCGAATGTTTCCAATACAATTGAAACATTAACGCAAACTGTCTATGATAGATTACCTACAACAGATAAATTAAAATTAGTATGGGATGTAGAAGTTTTTGCTGAAGAGATGACCTTCTTTGGTGAGTTATACACAAAAACAATAATGGCAGAATTAAGAGTAATGGTTGCTGATATTGTTAAGGATGAATTAAGTAAAGCAAAAGTTGCATTTTCAAAAACAGAAATTAAAATTAAGGAGGATAATAAAAATGTACCCAAGGGAAGTCTGGGCGGGAAGTCATATAAAAAACGCACCGCAGATGAAAAGAAAGATAGTGAGGAGTGAAAAAGAGTTTATTGATTGGATTAACCTATTCAATGGTAAAATGAATTGCTATACAACTGTTTATGATTTTGAACATTATGCAGAAATGGCTAAGGTCGAATCATCGTGTATTAAAGATAGAATGTTTTTAGACTTTGATGCTCATGGTGAACCATTAGAAAATGCATGGGTTGACTTTCAAAAAATAGTTAAGTTTCTATTTAATGATAATACTCAGTATAGAATGTATTTTAGCGGAAAGGGTTTTCACATAATTGTATTTGGAGAAAAAGCAAATGATATCAGAAGCATTCAAAGTAGTTTTACCAAGTTGGCTGTTGACTGTCCTACGTTGGATAGAACAGGCATACAAACTAATAGACTTAGGCGTATTCCTAATACTGTTAATCTTAATAGTAATGGGCCATACTATTGTACTCCTTTAACTCTTGATGATGTATCATTCGGATTAGAGCATATATTAAGAAAAGCATTGTCAGGTAATTGGCCGATAAAAACATACGGTAGTTCAAAGAAAAAATGGGATGTTGTTAAACCAATTGAAATGTCAGACATAGAAGTTGTAGCCCCCAAACCTCCGGGCGAATTACCAATATTACCTTGTCTATATAATTCTATTATGGTAGAAAATCCGGGTCATTACGCTAGAGTTTATTTAGCACAATGGTATAGAGATATTCTTGCGATAGGGGAAAGAAACATTACAGAAGATAAAAAACATGAGATTGCTGCTATTATTCTAGATGAGTTTAAAGCCATAGCATCAAGAGAAAATATATGGTTAGATTGGGATGAATCTATTACTAAAAAGAATATATGGTTTATCGTTAATGGTGGCTATCATGCTCCGGGGTGTAAGACTACATTAATACCACAGGGATATTGTATTGGTAAATGTTGGAGGTATAATGAATGAACACGCATAAATTAATAATAGACAGCAGAGAAAACTCAGAATTGTTTGGTTTTGTAGAGTTTGAAGCACATCGTTTAATGATTTCATCTGAAAAGAAATGGTTAGAAATAGGAGATTATGTATATGGTGATATGTGTTTTGAAGCAAAATCCACAGTTGATTTTTTACAGTCTGTAATTAATAAAAGATTATGGAATCAAATAGATAATATGGATAGACATTTTGAACATTATTTTGTTGTGATTCATGGTTCATTACATGAGGCTATGAACTATCAAAAGTTTACTAATGTTAATATGCCGCCTCGTATGATAAAAAGTAAGTTTTATGGTGCGATTGGTAAGATATTATTAGATACTGATTGCCAAGTATTATGGTTAGAAAACTCTAAGAAAGCAGCAGAAATTATGATTGCGTTATGTAAGATGAGACATATTAATAGAAAAATAATAAGTCCCACTTTATTGAAAAGAATAACAACAGATGATTTAAGAACAGATATGCTTTGTTCTATAAAAGGTGTTAGTGAATCTAAGGCTAAGTTGTTAATAAAAGAGTTTGGGTCTATTATGGAAATAGGAGATTCAACTGTAGAAGAACTCTCAAGAATAGAAGGTATCGGGCCTACTATTGCAGAGAGAATAATAAATGTATTAAATACCGAAGAAAAAGTGATAGTATGAATATGATAGATGAAAATTATGAAGAAGAACTGTATTACAGTTTTATAGACCAAGATAACGAAAAAGTTACCGAATGGATAAGAATGCCTGCGATAGTTAAGAAATACACAGAAGATGCTGTTAAAGCCTCAAACTTTAATCATGTACCTGCTTCTATGTCTTTCTTTGTATTGTTGGGGCAAATATGTAAAGACATGGTGGCAATCCCTAGTGGGATTAACGTAGATGATTGTAGAATCCAATTTGCATGGTTACAAACATCGGGAACAGGTAAATCAACATTAACTAATTGGTACTTGCCAATAGTAAGAGAAACGTTTGATTTAATTAATGCAGAACATGGCACTGATTTCGATATATTTGATGTAACAGATTATACCGATGCAGCGTTAATTGGTTCTATGGAAAAGAGAAGAGAAGAAGTAGAAGATGAAGATGGCAGAACAAGAACTATAGAAGTTGATGTGCAAATACCCGGTCAATTAAACGGTAGCGGATTAGCAATGTGGGATGAGTTTGAATATTCAGGTATCTTTAAACAGTCTCAACATAAAGAACAAGCCGTTGTGTATCTTAATACTTTTATGAATACATTATGGGGAGAGACTTGGGTAATTAAAAAGAAATTAAAACAAGGAGATGAACCTATAATATGTGAATGTATGCGTTCTATTTATGCTACAACCTATATTCCTAAGATGTTAACTTCAGTCATAGCAGATAAAGGGGTACTGCAACGTCTATTATTATTCGTTTATGAAGTACCGCAACATCAACAGAAAGACATGAGAAGAAGATTGATTGCTGATTGGGGTACTATTCAAGATAGAGAAGAACCTAAATTAAAATATGCTAAAAGTTTATTGCATATATACAACGCTTTGAAAGAAAGATATGATGATGTAGGACAAGACCCATTAAGAGTAATTAGAATTAGTAAAGATGCTAATGATGCATTAAATCAAGAATGTTATGTTATGGAACAATATATTTCTAATAGTAGACAAGAAGTATTTGATGCTATGGAAACTTTCATTAATAGAATACTAAAACATATTCAAAAGTTGGCTATTTTATGTTGTATTGCAGAGGCTCCTAGTATTCCTGATAAATCAAAAAGATTCATAGTTACTCAAAATCACGTACTTCAAGCATCTTATTTAATTCGACAATGCTATAAGTCTCTCGTATCATGGCTTGATGAAGCCCTGCGTACTGAGCGAAAGTCTGTGGCCGAAAAAGCCAACATTGGAGTGTTTAAAAAAGTGTATTTAGATATGGGTCAACAGACTAAAGACGGATGGGTACATAAAACAAAACTTTTAGCGACAGTTAGAAAGGAAACAAAGAAGAGTCAAGGAACTATTTACAAATGGTGGGAAAAAGTAGAAGAATATTTTGACACAAATAGAATAAACAAACAAGTTTATATTAAATTAAAAGAGGAAGAAACATGAAATGGGAAAATAAATATGTTGTGTTTGATGTATCTAGTGGGCCAAAGGTCGTAGTAGAAACACTAAACACTTATGGTGCAGATGGTTGGGAATTAGCATCTATGGTCGCTGTTGGTGGTGGCGAAAGATTAGTCGCCTTCTTAAAGAGAAGGTTTGATATTATAATGCCAGACCCAGAAGGTGAGAAGAAGAAAAAGATATCTCAACTTTGGGGAACTGAGGAGTGATTAAAATGTGGGATAACAGAAAAGGGTTTTGGAAAAGCGTAAAAAGGTTTGTCCATATAGGTTTTAATTTTGGTGGCGATGGTTTTGGTGATGATGAATGAGTATGTTAGCAATTGATTTAGAAACTAAAAATCTATCACATGAAATTGGTGGATGGGGTAATACTCATATGTTTAAAGTATCAACTGTTTGTACTTGGGATGGAGATAAAGGCACTATCTATATTGATAAAGCAGTTGACGAATTAAACAAAGGTAACATCGAAGTTAAACCTTTATCACAATTAAAGTTTGATTTAGACGACCACTTAGAGAAAGGCGGTGAGTTGTTAGGCCACAACATAGTAGGGTTTGACCTGCCTGTGTTAAGAGATTCTATGGATATATATTGCATACAAAAATATCTAAACAAAAGAGCATACTTTGATACTAGCAAAGAAATGACTAAATCTTATGGGGAGAGATTTAAGTTAGAAAACCTAGTATCTCATACTCTTGGTGATAACAAAAGTATGGAAAGTGCAGATGCACCTAAAGTATGGAAAGCAGGTAGATATGCAGAAGTCGCAGAATATTGTTTGAAAGACACAAAGTTAGTTTATGACTTATGGAAATACGGACAAGACAATAAAATTGTGAAAGGATATTCCGTAGAGAAAGAAAAAGAAGTAGAAATGGAGGTAGAATGGTGATGACAACAATAGAAGTTATATTATGGATTCTCTTTATTCTTACTATGAGTCTTATGTTCTTTGCAGCGTTTGGTGCTGAAAAAGTTTCAAACCAAACAATTGAAGAATATATGGATAATTTAATTAGTGAGGAAAGGGAAAAAAATGGCCCTTAGAGAAAAATGTGGGGTTTGTGAGAAACTAACAATACCTAGAAGAATACTAGGTTTTTATGTGGGTTCTCCACTTAGAGTTAAGATTTGGGAATGCAGGGAATGTAACGCCCTGTGGTCTGAAAAGGTCTTAACCAAAGTGGAGACCCACTAAGATTTTTTTTTGGTTTTTTTTCGGTTTTTTTTATAATTCAAAAACCGACTTTTTTTTGTATTCAGGAAATGATGTAAAATATTACACAAAAAGTTTGCTTAGTTTAAATACACTCAAGAGCCTGCATCGTTAGTTAATTAACATAGCCTGTATTAATAGGCCTTTAAACTCTAATGTTTAGTTTAACAGTTAATTCCATGGCCCATATGTACGTTCTTTTAATGAGGTTTTAATCATTTCATCAAAGGTATATATTTTAACGTTCTTTACATTACCCATTTCATAATATACATCTTTAGGAACACCTATTTCTTTTCCTGTTGCTACGTCTATAACAAAATTATCATTAATTAAAATAAACGCATGGCCGTATTCAACTCCTTCTATACCGCCACCTGTACCTGTAACTGTTGCATGAACTAATTTAGCAGAGTCTCCCATTTTTTCTCCTTTTTCTATCATCCAATTATAGGCATCAGGATAGCAAGTGCCACCATCATTCTTGCCTTTAATTATATCATACCAACTCATTAATATCACCAAACTTATGCAGGTTGTGGTATAGATTCCCAATTACCGATTGTTGTAATATAGTCTCCATATTTTTCATACATTAAGTTTTTGTATTGTCTCATGTTCATTGGGTTATCTACTAACCAAGTATCAAACCAACCATAATCCCAATGACTATCTTCGGGTATTTCCCACGTTTCTATATCTGCTGTAATTAAAGTAAATGTATCATCTTTAGCACAATGTTCCCAAACTAAATCTATCACATCTTGACTGTTTTCTATTATAGTTACAGAAGTTACATCGGGATTATCAATTAATTTTTGATGTACCATTCCTATACCTAATCCACCTATCAATACATCTCCTGTTGCATTATCCCAAAGTTGTTGATGTTCTCTATATTCAGCATAAGAGTCTTGCATTATAGGCCAAGGACAACTTTCTTTAGTTAATACGGTGTATTCTTCTGCTGTTTCATTCTTCATCATTAAATATCTTTCCCAATTATAATCTGTAGTTTGACCGTTAAAATGTCTAATTGCGAAGTCTCCCGAAGTTCCTTCTGGTATTATTACACGTTGTCTTATTGCCATATTAATCAACTCACAAAGTCATATGTTAAAGTTACCGTACTAGCATTAGTAGTACCGTTAGAATTAGTAGCACTACCTGTAAACTTCAATACAATTTCATCACCTGATGCGGGGTAAGTTAAACCACCTCTACCTCCACCAAAGGCAATAAGTAATGTTAATCCTACGTCTCCGGTACTAGCATTAGTTTCATCTTGGTCTGTTGAACCGCTAACTAGCACAGAAGCACTACAAGAATTACTTAAACTAGAACTGTGAAGTGAACCTCCCCATTGAAAACTTGTTGCGCCTGTTGCACGAATATATCCTTTATATTTTTGAACTACTCCGTTTGCACATCCATCATAATGAGTATCAAACTCGTCTACAACTACATTTGTTGAACCTGAACCGCTAGAAAACGAATTACCATCTACTGCCATTCCTACATAATTACAATTTGCCTCCTGTGCGAATATAGCATTATTATAATTGCCGGATGCACTTGTAGCAATACTAACACTTGTAGGTGCGGTTGTTATTGCCCCTTGTGCTGCTTGTGCAACAACTCCAACTACACCAATAAAACTCATTTAACTTAACCTACCAAAATCCAATTATTAGCAGTAACACAAACGAATGATGCTAATTCATGGTCTGCTATTGCAGCATTTGTAAACCCTGCAATCATAGAGCAATTAGTGCTATTAAGCGTTATTGAAGCAGCACTGCCTTTATTATTAATAACAGTATATTGAGTTCCTACTGTACCGTTTGCAGGTAAAGTTAATGTTCCGCCTGTCCAATAAACATATGACCCTGATTGTGCTTCTGTTAATGTTGTATTACTTGATACTGCTACAACTTGTGCTTTAGATGCAATGCCACCATTAGAATCACCTGTAATCCAAGTAACGCTATTACTACCATCGTGGCTTCCTATTGTTAATTGTAAATCTCCTGTATTAGATGCAGCCTCAGTATGAGAACCAATTATAACATTACCATCTCCGGTAGTTAATGAATCTCCGGCTCTAGTTCCTATTAGTGTATTATTTCTACCTGTTTGAACATTCGTTCCGGCCATAAAACCAAGAGCAACATTTTCAACACCTGTAACGTGAGTACTTGAACTACCTTTTAATGCTTCAAGTCCTATTGCTATTGAATTACCACCATCTAAATATTCAGCAGAACCATAACCTAATGCTACGGATTGTGTTGAATCTGAATCTAAACCTGCTCTATAACCTAAAAATACGTTGTAAGAACCTGTACCTATTTGTTGTGCTAAAGAGCCAACAATTACGCTATAACCACCTGTTTGTACCGCACTTGCCGATTGATGCCCTATAATTACTGAATCATCAGCAGAAGTAATCGCATCTCCGGCATAGTTTCCAATAACTACGTTCTTTTCTGCACCTGCAACAGAACCACCTAAAGCATCATAACCAATTGCTATGTTATCATTTTCTGTATCAAAACCATCCCCTGCACCATACCCTATTACAGTATTTCTACTTCCACTAGTAATTGTTGCACCTGCATTGTAGCCATTAGCGGTATTATTACTTCCTGTATTCAAACCACCTAAAGCATTGAAACCTATTGCTGAGTTATTATCTCCCGAACTTAATAATCCTAAAGTTCCTCTTCCAAAACCTGCGTTAAATTGTGAACCACTCATAGAACCGGAAGGACTACCCGCAACAAGAGAATTGCTAACTAGAGCCACGTCTGATAAATCACTAAGTTGAGAAGCACCGCCACCTGCTGCATCTTCCCAAGCAACACCGCTTCCTGTTGAAGTTAGGATTTGGCCATCACTACCTTGACCGCCATTTACTTTGAAGTTCTCAGCATCAACTAAACCGAAGAAAGAATCTTTAAACTTAAGAGATGAAGTACCTAAATCAACATCGTTATCGCTTGCCGGATATAATTGACCATCTGTAAGATAGACTTGGTAATCTCCACCTGCTTGTAAGCCTAGTCTATCTAATGAATACATATAATTTATTGCGCCTCTAATACTGTCACTAGCATTATAGAAGAAAATAGCAGCATTATTAACAGCGTTATTTGTAGCGTCTTTCTTAAAATTAATTCTTGAATATTGTTTATTTATATTTAAACCCGCACCATCCAAATTAACATCACTTGTGAATGTTTTATCACCTGTAAATGTTTGTGTACCTGCTAATGTAGCATCACCTGTATTAGTAGTGTAACTAAACGATTCTATTCTATCATTTATTGCAGCAGAAGTCATTAAAGAAGTATCGTTATCTGCAAATGATTCTGCACTTGTTTGTGCAGTAGTTAATGTAATACCATCAAATGTAAATCCTGTACCAATAGAAGGTGAAGTTAATGTTTTATTAGTGAGGGTTTGAGTACCTGTTAATGTAGCAACTGTTGAATCAATGTTCAATGTTGCACTACCACTTGTAGCACCACCACTAAGACCTGTACCTGCAACTACTGCTGTTATATCTCCTGAACCTGAACCAAAGTTTTGTGCTGCTATATAATCATAAACTGCATCACCATCAACTAAACCTGTATTACCATTTGCTACTGTACCTGCATCAGCCCATGCACCATCACCACGAAGATAAGTTGCTGTTTTACCTGCATAACTTACAGGTACTAATCCGGGTTTTCCTTCTGATGAAGCACCTGCGCCTTCAAATCTTGGAATGAATATATCCTTTGTACCACCTAATGTAGTTTTGACACCAACAGGAGTTTTAACCCCATTAGTACCTACATCACCCGTTGTATGAGTATCAGCCGTTGTACCTGCATAGCCTCTAACTGTTCCTGTTGTTGTATGTGCGGAAATACCTGTATAATATATTAATTCGTTTTCTATTAATAATAAACCTCTTGTTGGTAAATTACCTGAAGTACCTGAAGTTAATACTACATCACCGCTATCACCTAAGTTAGATTGTAATGTAGCAGTTAATTGTCCGTAATCACTTGTAAAAGCACTAACTTTATCGCCTGTTATTGCACTATCGGCTAATTCTGCTGTATCAATAGCAGCAGCACCTACCTTATCATTAGTAACTGCACCTGTACCTAATCTTGCTTCTGTAATAGCACCCGTTCCTATTCTTGAAGCAGGTAAAGTTCCTGATGTTAATTTATCAGCATTGATTCCTGATGCTAATTTATCGTTAGCAATAGAACCTGCTAACTGAGCGTTTGTGATTGTACCAGAACTAATCTGTCCTGCAATTGTATCTGCTGTAATAGTTCCACCTAATGATGTAGCAGAACCTGCAATCGTTATCGCACTATTTGCTAATTTAGCATTGGTAACAGCAGCATTTGCGATTCTAGCGATTGGTAAAGTTCCGGTTGTTAATTTAGAAGCATCTACCCCACTAGCAATATAAGTATTAGCAATAGTGCCTGTTAAAGCAGCAGAACCATCAAATGAATGTCCAAAGATAGTTCTAGCGGTTTCTAATGTATCTGCTGTATCTGCTTTACCTGTAACATCTCCTGTTAAACTACCTGTAATTGTTGTAGCCTTTAAGTTACCATAACTTGCTATTGTAACATTACCTGCTGTATCTCCTACATCATTTGTTTTAACAACAGCCCAAGTATCTGCTGATTCATCCCAGATAAAACCTACATTTTGTTCTGAGCCTCTTTCACCTATTATTCCTATATCAACAGCAGGAGTTCCTGATTGCCCATTAGCCATGTATATTAATGGGTCTTCAACACTTAATGTTGCAGTATTAACTGTAACTGTGTCTCCACCAACTGTCAAATTACCTGCTATTGTAATTGTATCATTTGCATCACCAAAAGTTACTGCTCCTCCTAAATTAGAGTTTAGCGCACTAAGTACATCAGTAGTTGTTGTAGTATTTGTATCAGTATTTGTATCAGTGGCAGCAATAGTTATGTTGTTAGCATCAGTATGTGTTAATGTAACATTAGAACCTGCTACAAACTTAATGTCCTGAGTGCCTGAACCTGCACCACTTTCTGTTAATCTTAATAATATATCATTTGAAGAATCAACAAAAGAAGTAGCATATTCATTTTGAGTATTAGTATTAGTGTCTGATTGATGAGTGTCAATCATACTATGGATGTCAGCAGGTGTAAATCTTCTAATATCAGTTACAGTTCCATCTGTTCTTTCTTGTGAAGTAATTGCTGAGACTTGGGTATTATACGCAGTTTCTACTTGTGAATTACTTAATTGAGTATTTGTATTAGTATCGGTAGGTTCCGCCCATGTTCCATCCTTCCTCAAGAATGTATCATTGTGAGTACCACTACCCGCAATAACAAGCCCTGCCGCGTATGAGTTGCCACTACCCATCGCACTATATGTCGTGTTAGTATCAGTCCAAGGTACATTAACATACATTTTACTGCTATCTAATTCAACAGGATAGTTTTTACCTGATTCAGTATAACCTATTTTAACTAATCCTAATGTACTACTTGAAGCAGTTGAATAGGTTGTATCGCTTTGATGAGTATCAATCATACTTTTAATATCAGAAGGAGCGTATCTTCTAATTCCTGTTTCTGTTCCATTTGTTTTTTCAGTAGAACTTACTTGACTAACTTGAGTGTTATATGCAGTCTCTACTTCTGAATTACTAAGTTGCGTATCTGTATCTGTATCAGTAGAAGAAATAGTTACAACACCATCTTCTTCTGCTAAAGTAATGTTACTACCTTTCTTTAATCTTAGTGTTTCAGTTGCAGTTAGAGTATTATTAGCAGCACCATTACCATTTGTATCTAATTCTATTGTTCTAAAAGTATTAGTATCTGTATTAGTGGTATAACTTGGATTGGCCCAAACTGCCGTTCCGTCTGATTGGTATTTTAAGAAATTGCCTGTAGCACCACCCGCAGGAATATGTTTGTTTCCTGCTGTTGTTGGATGAGTATAAACAGTATTGGGTGTATTAACTGAGCCACCTAGAGATATATCAGAACCGTTAATTGTTATACTACTATTAGTTAAAGCACTATTAGCAATGTTACTTAGAGTGTTATCACTTGCATCTATTGTTTTATTAGTTAATGTTTGAGCATCAGTTAATTGAACAATGTCGCTATTTGTTATAGAAGTAATCTTAGTTGCTGTTGCGGCATTACCGCTTGTTGATTGATTCCATGTTGGAGGACTTGTAGCGTTAGTTAGATTAATTGCAGAAGGTGTTCCCAAATTAGGAGTTGTTAATACTGCATTAGTAGCAGTTAATACACCACCAAGAGTAAGATTATTAGTTAAATCCCAAGTGTCATCTGATTCATCAAAGATAAGAGATGCTTGAGTTACACCATTACCACGATAAATACTTATTCCACTTGTAGCAGCAGTAGCAGTATCAGGAGAACCTTGTGTAGTATTTAATTGTAAAATGTTATCTTCAACTTCAACAGTAGCCGTATTAATTGTGCTTGTTGTTCCGCTAACTGTTAAATCTCCTGTTACTGTTAAATCTCCTGCCATAGTTACTGTAACATCGGTAGCATCACCAATCGTAACACTTTCAGTAATTTGGGGTAATCTTGCTGTTAAGTTTGCTACATTAACATCTATATCTGCACTAGAAGCAGCAGAACCCCAAGAAGGTAATCCTGATGCTAATTTTAATACTTGTCCATCAGTACCTTTTGCTAATCTAGCATAAGTACCATTTGCTGCTCTATAATATAAATCACCAGAAGCATCACTTCCTACATTTATTACAGGGCTTGTTAATGTTTTATTCGTTAATGTTTGTAAGCCTGTTAAGGTTACATCTCCACTACTTGCAGTAGCATTTGCCGCAATACCGCTAAGTTTTGTTTTTTCAGTAGCGGTATAAGAAGCAGTAACTAAGTTCCAACCACCTGTTCCTGTTGCTGATGCAGAATATACTTTATTACCATCATTAGTATCTACCCATAAATCACCAATAGATACAGCAGTAGGTGGGTCATCTGAACGGAAGGTTTGAGTTTTTGTCGCCCCATCTTCAAACTCTAAGGTTGTTGTAGCCGCATTTGCGTTTGTTAAACTAAGAGTTTTAGTATTACCACTAACTGATTTTGTTAATGTAATACTAGCATTCTTTACATCATCATCTCCTAATGTTGTAGAACCATCTGCCGCTTTAAGATTAGTTCCTAGTCTAGCACCAACAGTTGC